GAGGCGCAGTTCAGAACGATCGTTCGAAGTTGAGCGCAACGGGGCCTTGGCAATGCGGACTTCCTGCGTTTCGGCCATTGCCGGGGCCGGAGCCGGATTATTCTGTTTCGTTGCCGAAGCATTCTGTGATTTGTTTTCCATTTTCATCAATCCTTTCAATAGGTTAAGCCGAAAGCTGGCCAGATTTCTGAAGCGCCAGCTTGTTGCGGGCGTATTCTTCGACGCTGATCCCGCTCATTTCGGCAGCTTCCACTTCAGCAGCAGTCAGCCGAACAGACTTCGGATTGGCGGCTCCGCTCTGGCTGGCAGCGCCCGTAGGCGGTGCCGCAAACGGCTTCGAAGGCTTCTTGATTTCCGGCTCGCTCTTGCGCTCCGGCAAATCCTCGATTTTTTTCAGGCCTAATTTGCCTTCGATGAAATTGAAATATTCATCGGTGTCAGGCTCATGGCCTTCGGCAAGCGCGACGTTGTGAAGTGCCATTGTGCGTTGCCACTTCTTCGGG